CCTCTGTCTGCAAATGTCAATAGGTGGCAATAGAAGGAGGCGTTTTCTCACCCGCGTATCGTTACGCCTGTCTCCGTATCGTCCCGGCGGATCGGGTGCGGATGCGGTGCGGATTGACGGCGGGCGGGCGTTGTCGAGGGGAGTACGGGCAATCGGCAGGCTATCGGCGCGTGATCGGCGAACGGGCCTGTAGGGGCTTGCGCCGGTCCCCGTGGGCGGTGTATGGGCGTACCGTGGGTATGTTGTTGATACGACGAGGTTGACGGCGGATTCCGGGATCGCGTGCGTTGTCTCAGGGTGGGCGGTGCGAAGGCATGGACCGCTATTCCGTAGTATTGGCGGAAAAGGGAGTTTTAGGGAGCTAAGAGAATTATTCACTGTAAGAGAATTTTCCACTTGACAAAGGCTGATGGTAGTGTATTATTCACTTATGGAGGAGAGATGCTTGAGGTTGGAGATGTGATCTTATTGCCGGTGGGTTTTCAGGTTTACTTTATGAACCGCGAGGTTTCGTTAGGGGGTAACCCTGCAAGGTGGAGCGCAGTTGAGACATCTACCGTTGTGGTGGGAGGTATGAGATGGGCGCTTTAAAATCAGACAAATGTTCACGCAATCATCCGATGGTTCCGGCTAATCTCTACATCCGGGGCGACGGACAGCGTGAGTGTCTGACTTGCAAACAGGAGCGTAATCGAGGGAGGAAGCCGGGAGATGCGTCTACGGGAGCGGGAGAAGAGCCAAAAGCGCACAAAACTCATAAGGGAGAGTCTGGACCGAGAATTCCACAAGTCCCGTCTCGTGCTGATGGCTCTCAAGGCGTTGAAGTGGGAGATGGAAAGAATACTGGGCATGTAGCTCAACAGTCAGAGCATCCGGCTCTTAACCGGACGGTTGTAGGTTCAATTCCTACCGTGCCCACCAAAAACTGCCCGTCCTGTGGTGCGATGAACGGGATGCACCAGAGGGGATGTAAAAATGGGGACTAATCCGACATTGAAAAGCGCAGGTCTTCCTCCGATGTCCGAAGAACATAAGAGGTGGATTGAAGAGGCGACTGAAAGGATTGCAAAAGAGTTCCTGTTCAAGATTGGTCAAAAATGGAAGAACCATCGCAGACCGGAGGAGTAATGAAAATCGAAGTAGGGCAAGTGTGGTCAACCAGGCGAGGCTTAGTTATGGTCAGCAGCGCCCCCGTCAATAACGTTGTTCGGGTAGGAAAGGCAGAAAAGCGCGATTCTAGTTATGCAATCGTCGGTACTCCGTTCCCGATCAGTACCGCCAAACTTCGGTGCGGAACATTTGTATTCGACACTGAGTCGGCCTGATAAGGAGGAGTGATGGAGAAGCGTTACGTAGTGCCTGGAGGGATGCTGAAGGCTGCTTATGAGGGCTTAAACAAAAGCATCCGTATGGATAGAGGTTCAAACCTCGGAGGCTGTGAGATATTGCTCGAAGCAGCTATGGGTTGGCTAGATGGGGAACTGTCGAATTTGGTTCCTATTGCACGACTGTCAAAAAAGGAAGATTTCGGTTTCCGTGTTGCGATTGGACAAATACGCCATGTTTACCTTGCCCAGGAGCCGGAGTCTCAACTATCCCCGGCGCAAGAACTGGCAAATTTGGAATGAGGTTTTTATGGCGAAATGGAAAAGTCTCGTCGATCTGAGCCGAATAGAGCCAAGGAATCGTCAGGTATATCTTGAATTTATCGAAAAGGGTTTGCAGGCGGATATGGCCGCTGTTGCTAAATTCCTTGAAGATGAAGGGCGAACGGACGATCTTAACAAGCACCTGAAAGAAATGAAGGAGTCGGGAATAAACCTTACTCCCGGCTTTGAGTTTCTGATGAAATATCCGAGGTATTGTGATGCGGAAGTGTCAGCGTCAGCACGGCGACCCGAAGAGGAATTATGCTAGAGAGTGGAGGTTGTGGCGCGTGGCTCATAAGCTCACCCAGGCGCAACTAGCCTCCGTTCTTGGACTCACGCGGCGGACGGTGGTTGGAATTGAAGGCGGTAATCATCGCCCGTCGATGAGTTCAAGATTTGCATTTAAGGAACTTCAAAAGCGGTATCAGGAGGCGAACGCATGGGCAGTCCAACAGTAGTGAAAACCATCCCACAGCCATTGAACGGAACGGAGATTAAGCGCGGCATTGCTGTACGCATGACGCAGGGCTTGCCGGAGGACGTGGCCGAGGCGCTTCGTGAGCAGATTATCGCTGGCCTGGGGAAGACTTGCTCCCTGCTGCCGAGTTCCGCCTATGCGAAATTCAAGGCGACATGGACGCTGCAATACTGGAGCATGAAGGGAAAAGTTTCAGCAAGATGGTGGGTGCATTACGAGCTGGATGACTTTGGACGTGTAACGCGAGGGGGAATTGGGGACAAAACGATGGATTCTCCAGACTATGCGATATTCTCCGAAGGCGTGATCGACGAGGTTCCCCCTGACCGCTTCCGCCGGGAGACGGACCAGCCAATTCCGAAGCCCACGGAGTTGAAGCCACCGGAGCCGGAGAAGTCGTCCATGAGCCATGCTGCACGCGGCAAGGGAAGGGGCAGGACAGTATGACGAAGGAGCAATGTGAAAAGCGAGCAAAATGGCTGATTACTGAGTATAACAACCTCACGTCTAAACGTGAATCTCGTTTGAGGGAAGTGGTAAGGGAAATGGCGATTCTCTTGAAGGAGATTGAGGAAAATCCGGAATTGAGGGGTGTATGACCGCGAAACATCTTGACCGCCTGCTCGACATCCTCGACCGTGCAGTGAAAGTAGCCGAACGATGGGCCGATAAGGAGTATCCTCTTGCCAGTGAAGAAGAAGCCACAATCAGCAGGGCTGGAGATCGTCCCCTCCCGCAAAGCGTCGAAGAGTACAAAGCCTTCGAGCCGGAACAAAGCAGCCTCGAAAAAAGGCTCGGCTATCGCGCTTAGCGGCGGCTCTCGGAAAGCGGATGCGATCTTGCGCCGGTTAGACATTGACCCCGACGAAGTTGCTATGGTTCCCAAAGAGCCAGCCCAAATACTGACTCGGTGCCTGGGAAGCAATCATGGAATACCCCGCGAGAAAATTCTCTCCTTCGCCGCAGTCTCGAATCAGCCCTGCGCTGTCGCCTTTATCAATGCGGTTCGTAAAATCCCCGCGATGGATTTGAAGCAGCTATCCTTTGAGGCGATGTGTGTCCGAGCGCGGGTAAACGCCGTAGAGATGCTCGGAGCTATCCTGATGTCCGCGAAGTCTATGAAGGCATCAGAAAGCGCCCTCAAAGCGATTCTGGCCCATCCTGACGTAGTACAGGCGACTGTGGATACGGCGAAACTGATTGGACCGGCGGGAACGGCTGACAGGCGAACGATACATGAGGCGGTCGGGTTCTTGCCGTCAAAGAAGGGCGGCGGCATTGAAATCAACTTCGGCTTTGGACGGCCCCCGGAAGAGCGAGACCCTGACGATGATGCAGATGAGGCTTGGGATGATGCGTTCCCGCCTCTCGGTGACGCAATTAAAACGTGGAGTGGGGATAAGCACAAGTTACTGGAAGGCGGGAAATAGATTTGTATTCTTCTTCCGTTATTTCTAAAACCGTGCGCGATTTTGAAATTAGGAACGGATGGAGTCCTCAATTCCACTCCGTTGCCGAGTGCGATCACATGGCCGAGGAGATCAATAAGTATGCGGACGTGTCTAAGTCGAAGACCGGGGCGCGGTCCTACTTCTTTTGGAAAGACGATAAATCTCCATCTCCGGCAACCGTCAAAAAGATAAAACGATGGATTGAGAATGAAAGATTCCTTTGCTTCGCTTCGGCTGAATACTTTGTCACCCGCTACGGCTACATCCGCGCTGCGAATACGCAGATTATCCATTTCGAGTTTCGTCTGGCACAGAGAATCTTTCTTGCCTTCCTTGCCGAGTGCGACGATCTTCAAATTGCGATTCAGCTTTTCATCCTCAAGGCACGGCAGTTGGGAGTCTCGACAGTCACTGCTCTGTTTTTTATTCAGCGCATCCTCTACGTGGCGAACACCTACGCAATTGTGGCCTCGGTACAGGTTGAGCAGTCGAAGAAGCTGAAAAACATGATGGACACCTGCCAAGAGAAACTTCCATTCTGGCTTCGTGTTCCTCAAGTATCTACCAAGGCGAGCGAGCCGCGATGGACGAACGGATCTCGGTTATCGGTTCAGGCAGGCGCTCAGGAGGTAGGTATCGGGCAAGGGGACAGCCCAAGTTGCCTTCATATCAGCGAGCTTGGAGATTACACGAACCCTAAGCACACCCTCGACGAAGGCTTGTTCCCGGCCTGTCATCAACTTCCATCGCTGTTCATGGTCCTGGAAGGGACCGGATCAATGGCGACGACATGGCAGAAAGAAAGCTGGGAACTATATTCTTCTGGCAAGGGACGATTCAAGGGATTCTTCATTCCACCAGCCTGCGCTACGGACTTGTACCCACCTGAATCATGGCTCAGGGAGCATCCGGTCCCGGACCCGTGGAATGAGCACGTCACCGATGCCACGCGCAAGATGAGGCGTAGGGGAGAGTTGTTCGTGCGTTCGACTGACTATCTATGGAAGGTTCTCGGTCAGCGGTGGGAGATGCCAAAAGAGTTTCAATGGTTCTGGCAGTTCGGCTATGAAGAAGCTGTCGCTAAACACGCGGAGAGGGAGTTCCTTGCGGCCAACGCCGTCACTCCTCAAGACGCTTTCCAGTCTAAAGATGACCCGGTTTTCACTCAGGAGACGATTACTCTTGTCACCGAAGCAAAAGAGAAAATCTACGCTGCCTATGCTGTGACTGGCAGGACGATTTTGATGGGCAACGAAAACCAGCCTTACGAGCCTGACCCGGTAGACGTGAACCCAAACGAGACGGATATAGTTCTTGAATGGAAGGGGTTGGATGATAACGAATATCTCTGGCGCATGGTTCCCCTGAAACCGTTTGATGATTCGACAGATGAGGCGTGTTTTGACAAGTTGCTAATTTTCGAGGAGCCGAAGCATGGAGCGGAGTACGCAATCGCTATCGACACGGCTGGAGGGCTAAACAAGCCAAACGAGGACCGGGCGTGTCTCTCGGTATTGAAGCATGGCCACGGTACAGAACCTTATCCCCAGGTTGCGGTTTTCACTTCGATTCGAGTTAACTCTCCGCAGATGTCGCGCATTGCAGCGGCCATAGCGGTTCTCTATGGGACGGATGGAAAGGGCAACGTCACGTCTGGAAACCCGCTAGTGGTGAAGTTCATTATCGAACAGATCAGGAAACGCGGTGACGAGTGCCAGAGTCAGTTGAAAATCATGGGATTTCTTGACCACCACATCATGCTCCGCATCGACAAAAAGGGTAACGTTATGCCGGACAGCGGGCATCAGGAAGGCTGGTACACCCGCGACTACAGCCGCTCCTATTTGCTTGAGAGATTTGCGGATGCAATAAACACCGGCTGGCTGATAATGAACGATCCAATTGGAATCCGGCAACTCGCCACGTTCGTACGGAAGATGGTGGGCGGAGAGGGCAAGTATGAGATGGTTCACATGACGGGGCAACACGATGACAATTTGTTTGGACCGGCTCTCGGTTGGACAACGCTGACCGAATTAGACAATGCCGCAGCAAGAATTCAATCGCGGTGGCCTTTGACGAAAAAAGTCAAAGAGATCGTCGATGGTTGGTGTAGCCGTGAAACACTAATGTAACCTAATCCCAAACAGTGGTATAGTGGAGGGCAGTATGGCTGAAACGGCAAATGTGCAACTTACCGGCAAGGAACAGACTTGCGTCTATCGAGAGATCGGGACGAAACGCATCCTCAGCTTTGGGATTGCCGGAGCACCTCCGCTCCACGTTCCTCCGGGTATTCGATACGAGACTATTCCCTGCCTCCATGCGGCAGACCTCGACCGCTTTATGGACCAATATCGGGAGCAACACATCCGAGACGAAGAGCAGACCGCGTTGTTGAAGCTCAATCGGGAGAGACAATTTCGCAAGGCCAACCGGGATGCAATTATTGCACGAAACGTGGGACTTGATCCCCTGAATCAAGCAATCAATCTGCGGATGCTGGACGCTCAGGATAAGATGTATGAAGAGACGCTTTCCCGGAGATTGAGGGCGATTCCCCGGCTGGCAGCGGAGATGTACGAGCAGGGCGGAGACGAAACGCGGATAGTTGCCGATGGGGTGAAGGGGAAACTGGTCCAATGAGGTTTGCCGATGCTTTACGGTGAAAGTGAAAAAGTGTTTAGCTGGCAAGCGCCGCCGCGTGAGATGCCTGGTCCTCAAATAGCGGGCTGGATGTCTGACCTCGTAGCTCAGGGAGACGCCTGGGTTCAAGCACAGCCGGGTATCGCCAATCTCACAAACGACATTCAGCTTTTGATGGGCACCGGACAAGACCGGGATATGCCATCGAATCTCCTCCAGCCGGACATTCGCTCATTCGTTGAGACGATTACCGACTTGCGCCAGATTGCCACGATGGGGTCAAAAGCAAAGCAGGCAAAGAAGACAGTTGCCCTTTACAACGATATTTTCAAGTTCGTGTTTTGGGATTCCCTCTACGTTCCCAACACCCGCAAGGCTCTCCAGTGGGCCATGCTTGGACGGGGATACAAGTGGCAGAAGTTTTCCCGCCCTTGGCACAACGGGGGGACGGCGAAGATCAAGTTTGAGGCTCTTGGGCCGCGAGAGTTCCTTCCCGACCAACTCCCCCACAACGGCGACTTGGACGACGCCTACGCCGGCACGATTGTCTTTCCGATGGGGCTGGCGGAAGCTCACGCACGGTTCCAGCAGTTCCAGCAGTGGCTTACTCCAATCTCTCAGTATTCCCGCAACGGCATCCACGTCACCCCGAATATGCTCAGACGGTATGAGTTCTACGACCGCTGGCGCTTTGGCGGATCGAACTCGGATTGGGTAGACAAGTACTGCGAAATCCGTTATAGCTTCATTCACGACTTGAGAATCAACGATACGGGCCACACGCAGCAGATGGGCGTGGATGGGACTACGTGGGGCTATCAGGTTCCTTCGATAGGCGATCTGATTGTGACTATCGACCCGCAGAACGGTTTGCCTCGGTCGCGGAAGGCGGATATGGCCGACTGCCGGATGTACCCGCAAGCTCGGCTTGTCATTACATCTCCATCCTGCCCTGTTCCGATCTACGACGACACCGCGTTTGACTGGCACGGAAAGATTCCAGTAACGCAGCATGATGTGAATGATTGGGTATGGTCCCCGATGGGGTACTCCATCGTAAGCGGAGTACGTGGCATCGAAGTAGCTCGCCGTGACCGGCTTTCAGAGATCAATGCGGTGCAGGCGATTCGCAAAGACCCGCCGCTTGGCTCTGACGTGTCTACAGGTGTGTCGCGGACGCAGATGGACAAGCTCGATTTACTTCACGCTCAGGGCGTGAGAATCGGCGGCAAGGGCGACCCATCGAAGTGGACGAAATCTCTTTTGCCGGATAGCATGGAGAACGGGGAAATCGACCTCAAGATTGCAGACATGAACGGCTCTGCAATCAAGGCGGCTTTAGGTCTGACCGACATTTCTTCGATGCGGGAAGTCAAAGGCAATATGTCGGATGAGTCTTTTGACAAGATGATTGAGAATCTAGGCCCGGTAGCGAAGGGAATTGCGCTCAATCAGTGGGTTGCAAACTCAAAAGACGCAGATATGCTCAAGTTCAATATCCCACAGTATTTCCCGGTGGACTACATCATGAGTATGGTAGGCCCGGAGGGAGTGGGGATTGAGACGTTCGACAGCGATCCGAACACTCTTGTCCCCTCACATCTTCCGGGAGAGGATACGGGAAACCGAAGTGCTCATTCCCGTCAGGACAGGGCGAAGTGGTACGCGGAAAGAATCAAGGTCGTAAACACTCCCGCGCAACTTCTCAACGTGACGCACCTCCAAGAACGGATGCTGAATATGATGTTCTTGCAGAAGGAAATTCCGATTGATGTTGAAACCACGATGGAGAAGATTGGGGTGCCTGATTATCAGACTCGACATGAGGCGTGGCAGGAAGAGCAACTTTCAGACGCCCTCAAGAAACTGGAGATGCAGAAAGCGGTACAGGAAAAGATGAAAGAACTTGGCCTTGAGCCTCCGCCTCAACAGGGTCCGGGGCAAGGAAAAGGACCAAAGGCTGGCAGACCATCAACGGGAGCAAAGGGTGGGCACCCAGAGCAAAAAGGGAGTCAATCAGGGAACGTGCGTGTTGTAAATTCAACTAGCTAGGAGCCACATGGTAAACGATACGCGAACGGCGATTGAGCGAGAGCTTGGCATTGAGGTAGTAAAGCGGGAGAAGGTTGTCTCCTACCGCGAGACCGTGGCGCTCAGAAACAAGGACCGCATCCCAGAAGCCATTGCTCATATCCAGTCGCAGATTCATCAGGGAAAAGTGACAGGAAAAGTCACCGTAAACGTCAATCAAGGTGGAGTCAGAACTGACGTTATTACAGAACAGAACGCACGGATAAGACTTGGGTCAGAACTGGACGATTTGACCGACGCTGCATTTTTCCCTGAAATAGTAGTTGACAAAGAAAGCGAAGTAGGATAGCGTCGATTTTAGAAGATTGATTCGAGATTCTGTATCCCCTCCTTCTGGAGATTGGACACGGCCTCAAAAGCGCAAGACGGGCTTTTGAGGCCGTTTTGCTTTTACGGGCGAATCTCAACCAAAAGGAAAAGGAGCTTCATCGTGGCGAAAAAGCATCGTGGTCTGGAAGTCAAGGGCGTCAGCGAGAAGAAGGAACGGCGTGGGCATAAGCGCGGCGGCAAGAAGGGTCGCGGCAAGAAGAGCAAAAAGAAGTAGCAACGCCGCAACGGGCCTTCTCTCTGGAGAACCATCATGAGCAAAAGTGCAGGAATGGAACGAACTCGGCGCGGAATCAGCATCAAGAGTCCCGTCGAGCACGGCGAAAAGCGGGCCGCTAAAACGGGCAGTAAGAACCGTGAACGCAAAGGGAGCCGCAAAAAGTAATGGCAACCTCTCCAATGCCCAATCCGCAAGCGTCGGCTCCTCCTCCAACGGGAGGGGCTGGCGCTGCGTCTGGGGGCGACAATCCTCAAGCGTCGGCTCCTCCTCCAACGGGAGGGGCTGGCGCTGCGTCTGGGGGCGACAATCCTCTCAAGTCCTTATTGGGGAAGCTCATTCAGGTTCTATCTCCAATGTCGCAACAGAATCCCGCTATTCAAGAAGACCTGGGTAACGCAATCCGTTCTCTCGCACAGGCATATCAGAAGATTGACCAGAACGCTTCTGGACCTGCGCAGCAACCGGCGGCACCGCCACAGCAATAATCAGGAGATACTTGGATGACAATCGAAGAAATCCTTGCAGAATTTGGAGTACCCGCAGAGACGATAGCCGCTAAGAAGGATTC